GAGATATCCCCCACCCCCAATGGAGTTATTTAATCCAATTAATGCAGAAGAGTTGCTATGTGCTAATTATCATGATGTGCATATGGTTGAGGGGGTAAGTTATATTACTGTTTACAAGGCAAGAGACCCAAATAGAAGTTTTTTAATGAGAAAAGACGCTCTACGTAAGAAAATAAAGTAGTGGATTAAATAGATATGATCTGTTATAATTAGCGTATAAGCGAGTTTAGCATAGAGGTAGTGCCGAGAACTCATAATTCTTACGGGACAGGTTCGAATCCTGTAGCTCGCACCAATTTATTTTATAATTTAAGATGAAAAAAGCATTAGTCATAACTCCCACCACCGGATCTCTCGAGCTAATAGATGCAATCATTTCAGTTCAAAATCAAACCTATACCAATACCGAACATCTTATTGTTGTAGATGGTTTAAAGTTTACTGCAGCGACAGATGAAATCTTAAAAAAAGTCGCCTTAATAAGCCCTAAGAGTGTGCAGGTGACACGCACCGATATACCTTTTAATACAGGTGCGAATGGTTTTTATGGTCATAGGATAATGGCCGCTTTCGGTCACCTTACAGCGCATGATTATATATTTTTTCTAGATCAAGATAATTGGTATGAACCTAATCATGTGGAGAGTCTAGTTGCAGATTGCGAAAAGTATAAGTTTGACTGGGCTTATAGTCTAAGTAACATACATGATAAAGATAAAAATTTTATATGCCAGGATAATTGCGAATCATTAGGTCGCTGGCCAGTATATGTAGATAAAGATAGTCATCTGATAGATTCCAGTACCTATTGCTTTAGTCAAAACTTCCTACGGCTAACTGGACATATGTGGGATTATGGTTGGGGTGCAGATCGCAGATTCTATACGCTTATTAAAGATGAGGTGCAGCATAAGAACTATGGCTGTAGTAGCCAATATACTTTAAATTATCGCCTGGGTGGTAATGAAGGATCTGTGCAAGCTGACTTTTTCTTGAAGGGGAATGAACAAACCTTAAGTATGCATAAAAGCGGTTTTCCCTGGGCAACTGTAGTTAGATAACTACACGTAAAGTCCAGGCGTTACTAGTTTGTGTTTGACACCCACCCCAAGTGAGCAAGCTACTTTATCTGTAAACTGTATAAAGGTCCAAGAACCGGTTTTTTTGTTAGCAAGTATAACGGAGTTTACCCCCTCCTCATCTGTACCTACCCAGATGGGAATTTCTTGATAGCTTTCCTGTAATGCTGCAAATACATCGGCTGTTCTACCGCAATTAACTTTTTTTTCCATAACTATAGGCTGGGCATAGCATAATACTAAAACCATTGAGAGGAAAAAAACTACAACTTTTTTCACTTCTTACTATACAATATTGAAGATGCCACCAACATAGCTGTTTGTAGGTCCTCATTATTTTCCGGAATTACTTTCCACCCTACACTTATCTGACCAATAAAAACTCCAGGTTCAGCCGGCACGCTGATTCTGCACATATAATTAACGCCATAATCACGGTATACAAACCCAATAAAACTTTGTGGTTTCTGGTACACGCTGCAGGGTATTTTTCCCGACATCAGGCTTATAACATCGGTATTGTTGTCGTAGTTTTTAGAAAATAAACCAACATTTACACCATCATGCGCTATATCTCTACCTCCTTCTCTGGTTGCTAAGAAGGCTACTTTTCTAGTATTAGATAAGGTGTTTACCTCTAAAATAGCTACCATGTCTGCTTTAGCATTTTTAAGTAAGAAGGTATATGCTTCCTCATACTTACCATTCATTTTTGGTAGTGCCTGTTGTGCTCGATAAGAAGCCATAAAGGCATCTTTTTCTGAATACACCATCCATCCCCCAAACCCCAGAGCGCAAAGTAAAATAACGGTGAAGAGACGAAAAGGGCTCTCACCTATATATTTTAAAAGTTCAAGCAGTAGATCTTTAAGTTTATCCATATTTTGATTAAGGTAGATAAAAAATACCCGTATACTGGTAATCTCCAGCAGGATACATTATAATATACAATTATTTATATAGATTTTAAATGTTTTATACCAATGTCTATACCCATGGCAATAGCGTTCTCTTTCGCGGGATAGAGGATGGGAAGCGCATTAAGCATAAGGTTACCTTTGAGCCTTCTCTCTATACCAGATCCGGCAAGGAATCTACCTATAAGTCTCTGCAGGGTGAAAATCTTGAACGGGTCAAGTTTCCTTCCATTAATGATGCTAAAGCTTTTGTAAAGAGATATAAGGATGTAAGTAACTTTCCTATTTTTGGAAATACCAACTATACCTATCAATTCATTAGTAAGATGTTTCCTGGGTCGATTAAGTTTGATATTACTCAGATGAAAATCCTTACGATAGATATTGAGACTTCTACCGAGTATGGATTTCCGGATCCGAGAACTGCTCCAGAAGAAGTCTTACTTATTACTATACAAGACTACAATACCAAAGATATAACTTCTTTTGGATGTAAGCCTTATCTAAGTAAAAAAGCTAACGCAGCATATAAGCAATGCAAAGACGAGTTCGATCTTCTGCGACAGTTTATTAATTTCTTAAAGCAGGATTATCCCGACGTCATTACGGGTTGGAATTGTCAGCTGTTTGATATTGCTTACTTGTCGTCTAGAATTATAAAAGTGCTGGGTGATGAAGCGCTAAAAGAATGCTCCCCCTGGGGTATAATTAGAGAACATGAAGTACCTTATGCCCGAGGCCGTACTCAGATAGCTTATGACTGGAAAGGTATATCAATACTTGACTTTATGGATCTTTATAGGAAATTTTCCTATAAAATGGTTGAAAACTACAAGCTTGATACTGTAGCTAAGGAAGAGCTAGATAAAGAAAAGCTTAAGCATAATTATGGTTCTTTCAAAGAATTCTATACCAAGGATTGGGAACTATATGTAGATTATAATATTGTTGACGTCGAGCTGGTAGACCAGCTGGAGACTAAGATGCAAATTATTAATCTTATCCTTACCATGGCATATGATGCTAAGTGTAACTATACGGATATATTTTCCTCTGTTCGGACCTGGGATTGTATTCTGTATAATAAACTATTAGAGCGGAATATTATTGTTCATAATCCCGAAGAAGTAGATCCTCAGAAGGATAGGCAGATTATGGGAGCTTTTGTTAAGGAACCTAAGCCTAGTCGATATGATTGGGTGGTGTCCTTCGACGCTACCTCTCTTTATCCTTCTATTATTATGTCTTGGAATATGTCTCCTGAGACCCTGGTGCAGGGTCAGAAGTACTTAGCGGATGATGATCGTAGCATACAAAAGCTTCTGAATAAAGAGTTTATAACTCAAAGCATACACGATGAAAGTCTTGCGATGACTGCTAATGGTCAATGCTTTCGAAAAGATAGAAAGGGGATCTTTCCAGAGCTAATTGAGTTTTACTTTGGTGAGCGACAGGTGGCTAAGAAGCTAATGTTAGCTGCTCAACGTAATTATGAAGAGACTAAAGATACCAAGTACCTTAACGAAATATCTAGCCTTAACTCTAAGCAGATGTCTGCTAAAATTTTAATGAATTCTTTATACGGTGCGTTGGGTAACGTACACTTTATGTATTATGATATTCGAATAGCAGAAGGTATTACGATGACCGGGCAGCTCATAATACGATCGGTTGCTCAAAAGTTAAATGACTTTATTAATAAAGAATGTAAGACAAAGGATAGAGAGTATTCTTTTTATTCTGATACCGACTCGACCTACATAACTCTCAAAGAATTGGTCGAGCGAAATATTAAAGATAAGACCAGCGAAGAGGTGGTGGATATTTTAGATAAGTATTGCGCTAAAAATATTGAACCGGTTATTAATACTTGTTGTGAAGATTTTTCCGAGTACTTAAATACATACCAGCGAAAGATAAAATTCAAGCGAGAGATTATTGCCGATAGAGGTATATGGATCGCTAAGAAACGCTATGCTGTAAATGTCTATAATTCCGAAGGCGTTACTTATAACCCCCCTAAGTTAAAAGTATTGGGTATGGAGATTGTTCGATCATCTACCCCGGCCCCGGTACGTAAGGCGTTGAAAGAAGCTGTGTCTATAGCTCTGACTAAAGATGAAGATACTTTAAGAGAGTTTGTGGTGCAGTTGGAGGCCACCTGGCATAACCTGGCTCCTGAAAATATAGCTTTTCCCCGAGGTGTAAATGGTATTAAGGAATATAGCGATCAGAACTCTATCTTTCGGAAAGGTACTCCTATCCATGTAAGGGGTGCACTGATCTATAATCATCTAATTACCTCCAGAGGGCTAAATAAGAAGTACCAATTAATACAGGAGGGCGATAAGATAAAGTTTCTTTATCTTAAAGAACCTAATATATTAGGTACCCATGTGATTACTTTTCCTGCAGAAATACCCCTAGAGTTTAATCTGCAAGATAGTATTGATTATGATAAGATGTTCGATAAGTCGTTTATCGAACCGTTAAACTCCCTACTCGGCTGTATAGGATGGCAGGTAAGGGAAACCGCAACATTAGAAGGGTTATTCTCATGAAGAAATTTATTGCTACACTTTGTATTCTTTTATCATTAACGCCAGCATATGCTCAAAAACAAAAACCGGGTGTATTATATGATGCCGTTATAACCCGGGTTATAGACGGGGATACTGTTGCCTTTGAGGCAAAATGGTTACCTGAGCCGCTTAAGAAAGAATTAAGTATTAGAGTATTTGGAGTCGATACCCCCGAAAAAAGTTTTAGAGCTCAATGCCCTAAGGAAGAAGCAATGGGTCAAGCTGCATCAGCGTTTACCAAGCACGCTGTGGAAATGGCTACTAAACGGCAGGTTATACTAATGGACTGGGATAAGTATGGTGGACGAGTTTTGGGTGATGTTATTCTTGACGGTCAAAGTTTACGCACCATGTTAATCACAAAAGGTTATGCTCGCGAATATTATGGGGAAGCTAAACAAAGTTGGTGTAATTGATTGCAAGTTCATATTTTTTATGTTATAATATGTTTATAAGGAAATTATACTATGTCTATACTTGATAAAATTAGAAAAAACTCTACCATTAAAGACTCTGCAATTCTAGCAGAATCTAAATTCTTTCAGAAGAAAGATATGATACCCACCTCGATACCTGCAATTAACATTGCATTATCGGGTAGATTGAATGGGGGACTAACGCCTGGTTTAACTATGTGGGCCGGGCCTTCTAAGCACTTTAAGACTGCCTTCTCCTTGCTGATGGCTAAGTCGTATATGGACAAGTATCCAGATTCGTGTCTCCTGTTCTATGACTCTGAGTTTGGTACTCCTCAAGCCTACTTTGATTCGTTTGGTATTGATCCCCACCGCGTTATTCATACCCCTCTTACTAATATTGAGCAACTTAAGTTTGATATCATGACTCAGCTTGAGGGCATAGATCGTAACGATCATCTTATTATTATTGTTGATTCGATTGGTAATTTGGCTTCTAAGAAAG